AAAGGTTTGTCTGGCATAGACAATAATTTCCGTCGTAGAACTACAAGAAATCTTAGTAAGGTTTTAATAAATAATCCAGGCTATCTTGATTCTGCAAATGCATCACCAACAGGAGATAATGCTGGATCTAAACAAATCAATCCTGGCACGGTATATAGAAATGGCTACGGACTATTTGACGTAATTACTCCTCCATACAACATGTATGAGTTTGCTAATTTTTATGATACAAATTTTGCTAACCATGCTGCCATTGATGCTAAGGTAGAAAATGTTGTTGGTTTGGGATATAGGTTTGATATTACAGATCGAACAATGTTAAGTTTTGAGATGAGCGATGATGAAGGCAAGGTTGGTAGAGCAAGAAATAGAATTGAAAGAGCAAAAATATTGCTTCGTGATTGGCTTGAGTCTTTAAATGATGATGATTCATTTACCACTACCATGGAAAAAATTTACACAGATTTACAAGCAACAGGTAATGGATTTTTAGAGGTAGGTCGTAAAGTAAATGGTGAGATTGGATATGCTGGTCATATACCAGCAACCACAGTTCGTGTTCGTCGTTTAAAAGATGGCTATCTTCAAATCATTGGTAACAAAATCGTATATTTTAGAAATTTCGAGGCAAAGAATCAAAACCCAGTTACAGAAGATGCAAGACCGAATGAGATTATTCATCTCAAACAATACTCTCCATTAAATACATTTTATGGGATTCCAGACATATTAGCAGCCATGCCGTCTTTAATCGGAGATCAACTTGCCTCACAATACAATATTGATTACTTTGAAAATAAGGCGGTACCAAGGTATGTAATTACTGTCAAAGGGGCTAAACTATCTGCTGATGCAGAAGACAAGATGTTTAGGTTTTTACAGACTGGTTTGAAATCTCAGTCCCACAGAACCCTTTACATACCGCTTCCAGGAGATACAGACGGCAACAAGGTTGAGTTTAAGATGGATCCTATTGAAAACGGTATTCAAGAAGGCTCATTCAAAGAGTATCGCAAACAAAATCGTGATGATATTCTAATAGCCCATCAGGTACCAATATCTAAACTTGGCGGAGCAGACTCTGCCTCTATTGCTTCTGCTTTAGCACAAGATCGCACATTTAAAGAGCAGGTTTCTCGCCCAGCACAGAGATATTTAGAAAAAATGGTTAATAAGTTGGTAAAAGAAAAAACAGATGTTCTTGAACTCAGATTCAATGAGTTAACTCTAACAGATGAAATAGCCCAGTCTCAAATCTTAGAAAGATATGTTAAGACTCAGGTTATGACTCCTAATGAGGCTCGTGAGAAACTAGCCCTTCCACAACGTGAAGATGGAGATGATCCCTTTGTTATGTCTGCAAGACAAGCCACTGATGCCAGAGCAAATTTGGCAAGGAACAGACAGAGAGATACTGAAAGAGCAAATAATAACTCAGACTCTACAACAACACTATCTGGCAGAAATGCACAGGGAGAAGGTCGTTCATCTGAGTAATGTCCACATAGTGATATAAACAGGTGATATAATTAATCTGCAATGATCGTAAATAAAGCACACTGGGTTACTGATGGCGACAAAGTTCGCTTTTCAATGCCCATTGGAAAAATTGATCAAGAGCGCCGAATTGTCTCTGGTTTTGCAACTTTAGATAATGTCGATAGGCAGAATGATATTGTAACAACTGATGCAAGCATGACTGCCTTTAAAAAATTTCGTGGCAACCTTAGAGAAATGCATCAACCCAGTGCTGTTGGTAAGGTTGTTTCTTTTAAAGAAGATAGATATTTTGATCCTAGATCAAAAAAATTCTACAGCGGAGTTTATGTTTCGGCATATGTTTCTAAAGGAGCACAGGATACTTGGGAAAAAGTTCTTGACGGTACACTAACTGGTTTTTCAATTGGTGGAAGCATTAAAAAGTTTGATGACGAATTTAATGAAGAACTAAAAAAATCAGTACGTATCATTAAGGAATATGAACTAAGCGAGTTATCGCTTGTTGATAATCCAGCCAATGAGTTTGCTAATGTAATCTCTATTGAAAAGGGAGAAATTAGCGGATATTTAGCAAAAGCAGAAATTGAAAATGTTTTTTGGGATGAAGACAATGATATTGTTTTAATATCGCCTTCAGAGAACGAATCAAGTCCTCATTCTGGAAAACCTATGCAAAATATTGGCTTTATAGAAAAGTGTGATTTTAATAATACAGATAAAATAAAATTCTTAGTTGATAGTGCAAAAGGCATTAGTACAATTAAGATTACAAAGGAGGATAATCTTATGACAGAAGATACACCAATCGTTTCTGAAGCACCAGTTGCAGAAGAGACAAAAGTTGTTGAAAATGTTGAGGTTGCTCCAGAGGCTACAGCAGCAGTTGTAGCAGAAGCAGAAGCAATTGTCGAAGAGGCAGTTGCAGAGCCTGCTCTTGCTAAATCTGATGAAGTTGCTCCTTCTAAAGAAGAAGTTGTAGAGAATAAAGTTGACGTTGTTACAGAGATTAATAAAACTGTAACAGACATTAAAGATTCTCTAACTAATGCCTTGAGCGATCTTGCAGCAACAGTTAAGTCTGTAAAAGACAGCGTTGCCGCAATTACAAAGTCCCTTGAAGATGTTACGGGAAAAGTAAATTCCGTAGCAGGTGAGGTAAAAGAAGTAAAGGGTTCTTTTGATGAGTTTGGAAAGAGAGTAGATGCAGTAGAGGCAGATACCGCTTTCCGCAAGTCTGGCGATCTAGGCGAGATCGTACAGGAGTTTTCAGAAATGAAGACTCAAAAATCCCTATGGGGCGGACGTTTCCTCACAAATGCCGACCTATTTAACTAAAAACCGAAAATGGAGGTGAATATATGTCGGAACAAGAAATACAAGAAAAACTGATTAAGGCAGCCGAAGCAGGCGCATTCGTTTCTGGTGGTATTGGTAGCGCAACAGCGACTGATGCTGATGGTAACGTATCTCCTGCCACTTCTCTTGGTAACGTTTCTGGCGGTGCATTCGGTGTAACAACTGGAGCAAACGCAGTAAACCCAACAGGAAACAACGGTGGTGTTCTTAATCCAGAACAGGCTCGCCGCTTTATCGACTACGTGTGGGATGCAACAGTTCTCGCCAAAGATGGTCGTAGAGTTACAATGAGAGCCAACACCATGGAGATCGAAAAGGTCAACGTGGGCGAGCGTGTAATCCGTGCTGCTGCACAAGCAGATGACGCATACACAAACGCTGGTGCAACATTTACCAAAGTAGAACTTACAACCAAAAAGATTCGTCTTGATTGGGAAATTTCTACAGAGTCCTTAGAAGACAACATTGAGGGTGCAGCCCTTGAGGATCGTTTGGTTCGTTTGATGACCAATGCTTTCGGTAATGATATCGAAGACTTGGCTATTAACGGCGACGGTGCTACAGGTACCTTCCTTTCAATTATGTCTGGATTCGTAAAGCAAACTCGTGGAACAGTAGGAAATGCTGCTCATGAGTTGTCTGCAACAGTATCAGACAATAACTTCACAACTACTGTTATGCAAAACTTGTTATTGGCAATGCCACGCAAGTATCGTTCCCTAAAGTCAAACCTAAAGTTTTACGCAGGTACAGATGCTTTTGCTGGTATCGTTAAGAACAATGGTACACTTGCAGACGCTATTTCTGCAGCATTTGCTGACAGAATTGGTAGCACACAAGCAAATCGTCAAGAATTCCTTGATGGTGGAGCACAAACACTAGGTAACTCACGCACAACTCGTGTACTTGGTGTAGATGTTCTTGAGGTTCCTTACTATCCAGAAGGATATGTCGATTTGACATTCCCTGATAACCGTATTTGGGGCTTCCAAAGAGATATCACAGTAAATCGTGAGTACAAGCCAAAGAAAGACACTGTAGAATATACAGTATTCGTTCGTTTTGGTCTTGCATGGGAAGAGTTAGATGCAGTCGCTTATGTCGACGCAGACAGCGCAGACTCCTAAAATCTAACCAATGAAAATTAAGAGAGAGCGGCCTAAAACCGCTCTCTTTTAGTGTTTCTGATATAATAATGGTGGAGGAATAA